TTTATTCGCAATGGAGATAGCACAATGATTATAAAAGCAATACTTAAAATAAATCCTAACGCATTGGTGACTGTTAGAGGAGATGATATTAACACTTGTGAAATAGAATGGCACAATGGAACAACACCTATACCAGTAGCTGACATAGAAGCTAAGATGACAGAACTACAAGCAGAGTATGACGCTAACGAATATCAAAGAGAAAGAGCAACTGCCTATCCATCAATACAAGAACAGTTAGATATGCAATACTGGGATAAGGTTAATGGTACTACTAACTGGGAAGATGCCATTGCTAAAGTGAAAGCAGATATAGCTAAACCATAATGCCTAGAAAAAAGATGACTTCAAAAGAATATAGCGAAGTCGCTACTGGAGTTAGACTTTCATCACATGAGAAACTCTGTGCTGAAAGAATGAATAATATTCTTAAATCAATAGAAGAAATGAGAAAAGAAATTAAATCGTTAAGACAAGATGTTTCTATGGGTAAGGGTGGACTTAAAGTTATCTTAACTATCGGAACAATAATTGTTGGAATACTAGGTTATTTTAACTTTAAATAATTACAAATACATTATTGAATGAAATTTATACTAGCGTTTAGTATTTGCTCTGCAATTACTGGATTTTGTAACAACACTGCAACTGTACCAACAGAATACAACAGTTGGACTGAATGTGTAAATGGTGGTGCAAAAATAATAACTACATTTACAGAAAGATACGAAAAAAAAATGAACGAAGAAAAATTATACGTTTCATATTTTTGTAACGAAATCAAAAACGAAAAAATTTAAAGAGGAGACAACATGATAATATATGGTTACACGCCAAAAACTTGGTTTAACAAAATAAAAATATACTGGCAAAATACAGATAAAAAACTTTTTACCTTATTTGTAATCTGGTCAGCAATCTTGTGGGCTATGTAAGATGTGGTTAACATTATTAAAAAATCCTCTTACTAAAATTATAGCAGAGAAAACATTTGGTGCTATTCAGCATAAATTACAAAAAGATAAAATTGTAAGAGAAAAAGAATTAGATGCGGCATCACAAATATCGATAGAACAAATTAAACAACAAGAACATTCGTGGAAAGACGAGTGGTTGGTAGTTTTCTTTACACTATTAATGGCTTGTCATTTTATTCCGTACACACAAGACGCAATGGAACGAGGTTGGTCAATATTACAAACTGCTGACCCTATGTTCTGGTACATCATCTTAACAATCGTAGGAGCATCATTTGGTGTTACTACAATGAATAAACTTAAAAAGAAATAATGGATAAGTTTATCTATTCACTGCTTTCTTGGATAGATGAACGTATGAATTTTTTGAATAAGATTGTAGATGATGTCTACACTTTCGACTTTCCTAATTGCAAACGAAAGAAAAAACATGAAAATAAGCGAAAACACTAGCGTTGCTATGCCAATTAAGAACATGATTGGTATTGTTATAGCAGTAGCAATGGGTGTATTTGCATACACAGAAGTAACAGCAAGGTTAACTTCGTTAGAGACTTCAAGAGAACTATTTGAAAACGATTTATTAAAGAAAAGTTTACAAGTCCCTACAGACCAAGAACAGTTCATGCTTATCGAGCAGTTATACGTTGATGTAGAAAAATTAACTGAAAATCAAGAACAAAATATGACTAACAAAGTCAACATTGAGTTTTTAAAAACGCAATTAGAAAAAGCGTTAAACGATATTGAAGATTTAAAAGACAAAGTAAGAAGAAACGGAAACGGAGGACACTGATGATTGAAACTGTAGTAGCTCTTCTTATGATTGTTAACAACGAAATAAAAGAACACAGAATACAATCATCTATGTCTGAATGCCTTAAAGGTAGAAGAATTGCTTTGAGACAAGCAGATGACAATGTTGACTATCAATGTATCAAATCAAAAGCAGAACTAGAAGATAACATTGACGGAAGTAAATCAATTAAAAAATTAATACTTGAGTAATGGCTAAAAAATTTAAAGATTTTGTTGTTAGAGAGAAACCAAAGAAAAGAGTACGAACACACAAGAAAAGGTTAAACAAAAATGAAAAACGAGACTATAAAAAATACAACCGACAAGGAAGACCCCAATAAAATAGAAACAGTCTTAAAAGAGTTACCACAACTATTGGTAAACCATGCTTATAAGAAATTAAAATCTGGAGAAGATTTAACAGCTTCAGAAATGAAAGTATGTTTAGAAGTTTGTAAAACATACAGTAAAGAACCTTTGGCTAAAAAAGAAGATAACATTTTAGACGAAGTACCATTTGATGATGGATAAACGATTAAAGAATTTTAAAAATTTTTTGTATTTGTGTTGGAAGCACTTAAACCTGCCTAACCCTACACCTATACAATTCGATATTGCAGATTACTTACAGTCAAACGAAAAGAGACTTGTAATAGAAGCATTTAGAGGCGTTGGTAAGTCTTGGATTACCTCTGCCTTTGTCTGTCATCAATTACTTCTTAATCCACAAAAAAATATTTTAGTAGTATCTGCTAGTAAAACTAGAGCAGATGACTTTAGTACCTTTACACAAAGGTTAATTGGAGAGATGCCACTATTACAACACTTGATACCTAGAGATAATCAAAGACATTCTAAAGTATCATTTGATGTAGCACCTGCTACAGCCAGTCATGCACCATCAGTTAAATCTATGGGTATCACAGGACAGTTAACAGGTAGTAGAGCAGACATTATCATTGCTGATGACGTTGAGAGTGCTAATAACTCCCAAACGCAGTTAATGAGAGATAGATTAGGTGAGACTGTAAAAGAATTTGATGCAATCATTAAACCTAACACTGGAAGAATTATATTTCTTGGTACTCCTCAAAATGAGATGTCATTATACAACTCATTAGAAGAGAGAGGATTTAAGACAAAGATATGGACTGCACTTGTACCTAATCCTACACAAAAGATTAGTTATGGTCACAAACTTGCAGACATCATACAAGGTAAAGAAGGTGAACCCACAGACCCCAAAAGGTTTGATGCGGTAGACCTTATGGAAAGACTATCATCTTATGGTCGTTCTGGTTTTAACTTACAATTTATGTTGGACACGAGTTTGTCTGATGCAAATAGATACCCTCTAAAGTTAAACGATTTAATTGTAGCTTCAGGTTGCTCTACATGGAAAGAAGCACCTGCTAAGATACAATGGGCTTCGTCACCAGAGCAAATGAAAGCTATAGACCCTGATATTCCCAATGTGGGACTTAAAGGTGATTATTTTGTAGCTCCTATGATGATGAGCGAAGAATTTACGGCATTTGAAGGCACAGCAATGTCTATTGACCCTAGTGGTCGTGGAGAAGACAAAACAGCGTATGCGGTGCTTAAAATGCTTCATGGAGTGCTTTATCTGACCGCCATAGGCTCATTAGATGGTGGTTATTCAGAAACTACTATGGCAAGGCTGTCTAATATCGCAAAGAAACATGATGTGAACTATGTGGTCATTGAGAGTAACTTTGGTGATGGTATGGCAACCCAGTTGTTAAAACCTGTCATGGCAAAGATACACCCATGCGAGATAGAAGAAGTTAGACATAATACACAGAAAGAAAAACGTATTATAGACACACTAGAGCCTTTGATGAACTCACACAGGTTAGTTGTAGATGACTTACTGATACACGAAGATTTTAAGAATGAACCAGACCATCAGTTGTTTAGACAAATGACAAGACTGACTAGAGACAAAGGTTCGTTAAGACATGATGATGCTATTGATGCTTTAGCTATGGCGGCAAAGTATTGGGTAGACAGAATAGATAGAGACCAAACATTATCTTATAATCAACACAAAGAAGAACTGTTAGACCAAGAATTAGAAAAATTTATGGAACACAGCATAGGAAGGACACCAAGAAAAGACAGATGGATATAGAACAAACAAAAGAAGCCGTTAAAAAAGAAGAAGGCTACAGATTAGAAGTTTATAAGTGTACAGAAGGACATCTTACAGGTGGCTATGGACACAAAATGTTAGAAGGTGAAGTAGCACCTACAGACCACGCAGGTTGGCTAGTATTATTTGAAAGAGACTTTGCTAGAGCTGTAACTGGTGCTGATGATTTATTAAAGATATGTCCTGATATTAATGACAGTGCAAGGAACATTGTGGTTGAGATGGTGTACCAAATGGGTGCTTATGGGGTGTCCAAGTTTAAGGGTATGCTTAAAGCATTACAAGAAGAGGACTACAAACAAGCTAGTGTGGAGATGCTAGATAGCAGATGGGCTAAACAAACGCCTAATCGTGCTAATCGAATGGCAGAACGCATGGCGAATATTTAAGAGAAAATTATGAGGGGGTATATGATATACACAGGACGGCAGTTTCCCCCGTATGCGTTGCGTGTGCGAGTGCAAAAGAACCAAAAAACAAGGTATTAAAGGCGTTTTTAACTATATAAGGATAGCATGTCCTTTGCGTGTGTTGTGCGTGGGCGTACATTTTTTTATTTTCGCCTGTGCTTGAGCTA